ATCACAATCAGTATATGCTATATTATTTTCTGGATGGGATTTAAGCCAATTATAAAAATCAATACCGTTTCTCGGGCATTTAATAGGAAACATTGTTTCGATATTCATATTTTTATTCGTTAGTAATATATTCTTTAGGAATAATCCGTTTCATTAGTAATTTTTCTTCTACTAAGAAAGTATAAAGATTAGGATAAGTTTTACGATGTTTATTAACAAATAGAAGGAACAAATCTGTTGCAGAAGTTTCTTTAAGGACTTCTTGAGCAGTCATTTCTTTTGTTGCTTGGCGAACTGCTTCACAAAACTCGATATTCTTAAGGAACCTGTCTTTCCGAACAGTAGAACGAAAGATACGAACTTCTGCTCTTACATCATCTACTCGTACTGCTTCATATTTTCCCGTTTGTGTTTTCTTAAACTTTTTATGTTTGTCATGAACACCATATTTGCCCTTATAAAAGGTTTGTCTTTGTGCCACTACTTTACATAGTTTAGAACAAGAGTTCATGAACAACACAAACTTGGATAGTTCTAATTCAGAGAATAAAGATAAGGATAGAGAAACATGCATTCCGTATTTTGTTCCGGCATCATGCCCGATACATTTATATTCAGGAAATACTTCGAACACCTTTCCCCAATCTTTCATCTTCTGATAATCATCAAAAGTAAGAACTTTACCAATTAGTTCAACACCATAAATATCGTCAAGAGAACCATCATATTCTGTAAGAATATTGTTCTTTCGAGCAATAGCACAGAAATCATACATTTCTCCTTCGCAGAAGATTTCCAATTCGACTCCCATTCCTTTTTGGTTTTTATTTAAACGACGAGTAGAATGATAATCTGCCCTGCCCGTATCATCAATACCACTATCTTCTATTTTATAAAACCATTCGCCGTCAACTAATTCAATAATATCATTATCTACACAATAATCTTTACATACCAAATCTCCTTCACATTTTACTTGGGTATATTCCTGATTATTAAAATATTGAAAAGTATAATCACAAAGAAAGCCTATTGTCTTGACATCATCTGCATGACAAAAACTAGATATTGTTGTTTTAAAACGAACATAATGAAAGTTTCTTCTTGAGGCATACCAATTTCCAGAAGGAAGGGATAATGTTGCATCTAATTGTCGATGAAACTTTCCTGTATCAGTGCAAAGAACGAATTTTGTCCGAGGAAAATTATCTTTTAATTGATTTAATGCATCAGAACTATTAATTTCTCGTTTAAGAAATTTAGTATTGATACTATGAATAATATCATTCTTTTGTCGTTCAGTAAGTCTCATTTTTATAACAGGTTAAGGTAAATCTTTTTTAATCATTGGAATAGTAGCAAAGTATGCTGCGCCGTCAACTAAATTATCTTGGGTATGAGCATGTGATTCTCTGGCAATCTTTAATCCTGCCATCATTAATGCTACTTTTTCCGGTTCAATATCAGGAATATCATTGATTGCTCCCCAAATCCTTCCAATCTTTGTAAAATTACTCTTGGGAGAACCATAAGATTTTTGTCTTTCTCCGTGAATCAATTCATTAGCCTTAACTAATATGTCTTCATCTTGAGTTGTTAAGGTTTCAGGAATCAATTCAAAATCTGAATTAAAGATAGGAATACCCATTGCTCTTGCTGCTTGATATTCAAGATTAGCACCTTTACTTTTTTCCCAGCCATTTAACATAATCATTGCTTCTGCTTCTGCCACCATTTTCAATGATTCCCGAATATAAAAACCATAAGATTTAGTAGTATCACCATTAGCAATTTTAGCAGGATTAAGGATAAAGGTTAATCCTTGTTGGATTAATCTTTCCTCCATGGCCTGAAAGGCAGGATAATTATATTCAGGCAAACCGGACATTGCGCCTGACAAATAAATGAAACTATGTTTGAAGTCTAAGATATTCATTTCTTATTTTCTTCTAAAGTTTTAGAAATATTGATAAAGGTATTAACTGGAAAGTGCCATGTATTATACCATGTTTCATAGATAACAAATTTCACATCATGAAATGGCATATCAGAAAACTGTTTAAATGAAACAACTTGACCATTTTCCAAACAAAGTACAAATTCTTTATTAGGAATATCCACTACATGTTGTACTTTTACTTGTTGAAAAGTATGAGGGTAATCGGGACAATCTCCTACACTAGCTACGATTCCTCCTAGTATTACCCAAAGAAATAAAATTGACAATGATATTCCTATTAAAGCCTCGTCACACGTATCATCGAAACAAACTGCTAGGAAAAACAATACCAATAATATTGTAGTAACTATAACTGCGCATATAATACTCATAAAATTAAGAAATTACTGATTGTTCAACGTTTTTATTCCAATGACGAGAAATATTTCTATTAACAATCATATCATGTTTATGATGATGATTATGGAAAGTTCGGAAACAAAGAATCTTATCTTTCCCCTCCGCTTTCCAACAAGTATTCTCTGTATTAAAATCAATAATATGTCCAACCATTGCTTTCACTTGATGAGAAATAAACAATTTCTTTTTTTCTTCATGCATCTTTGCAAGTTCCTTGGCACACTTAATATCCTTTCGATAAACAAACATATATTTTAATGCATCCCAAACATTTGAAACTACATATTCAAATTTCAACCATTTTTCATATAGTTTATTACAATAATCGGAAAAAGAAACATTGATAGGTTCTTGGGGAACTCCTGTTAGGAATTTTTCAGTGGAAGGATTGAAATAAGACATATAAACTGGATTTCCTAGATATTGATCTTCTGAAAAAACCGGATCAGTATCGTTGATTGTAGATTTTGGTTTCGTATTGATAATTCGTTGTAGAATGTTCATGGCTCATTCTACCACCCCTTCTAACTTTTGCAAGAACTTTCTCTCATTAAAATACTGTTCAAAATCTTCTTTAACACCTTTTTGCCAAGAAATGATCATGGCAGCATCTAATGGTGTCATTTCATAAATCTGTTTAATTTTTGATCCATTTACATCATTATGAATCCTTTCATTATCCATCTCCTTTAATAGGAAATTAGGCATATCTTCTTTAATAGGATCAATGCTCTTAAAGAACGGAACACCAATAGCAGTTTTCAAACAATAAAATAAACTAGAACATTCAAAATTAACAATATTCCAAATTCCGCTCTCTTGCCTTTCTAAGAGCTTTAGAGTGGCATTTACCACGTCGGGAAGATAAGACCATGTATCGGCCCATGCATACATTCTAGGAGCTTTATACCCCTTTATAATCGCATTATCGGGGTGTACCCGATTATCAAATGGATTCCTAATACGAAGAATCAAATCATTTGGATTACAAAACTTTTCTGCGGCTAATTTGGTGAAACGATAATCCGTTCCAACATCTAAATGAGTCGAGGTTTCAATATCATTAGCCCATTTCGTATAATTACCATAAAGATCGGCAGTGCTAATTTGGACAAATTTCTTACCGGAATATTCACATTCAACAGAAAGTTGCTTTACTAGATCAGCATTTTGCCACCAGATATAATCATATGTATAGGTAGAAGTATCTTGTATTTCATGTGTATTAATTATTACATCATATGAATGTAATTGATCAAAAGAAATATCAAGCAGTTTAGCAGGAATGATTGTTCCAACGTCTTTAAATGCTTGACCAATATAACCATCTCCAATAATTGCGATTTTCATTCTTTTACTATAGATCAATAAACAAAGAAACGCAAGTTATTAACTAACTTGCGTTTCTTCTATTTTTATTTTATTATCTCTATTAGATAATCTTTGCTGCTTGCATTGAACGGGTCAGTTGAGGACCAAGTACAGCACTAAAAGACTTGACTTCTGATTGAAGTGAGAGAATGCGACTCTTTGAAATGGATTCAGAGAATGCAAGGTCTTCAACTAGACTTTGGAGACGATTAGTGTCATATAGACTGGTTTGTCCCGGCCAACGGTTTGCACGAAGACGGCTAATACCTTCTACTGCATCCTGAATTTCAGGAAGACGGCGACGAGCAGCACCTGCTACATTTTGATTAACGGTTAGACGATTACTGTTTGTTTTTTGTTTTGTTTGTGTTTTTGCCATAAGGATAGTAAGATAACATGTTGGTCAGAGCGAATCAAGTTTTGGGGGAAATTAATTGAAGATTTGCAAAGATATTTCCGACAATTTTTGGTTTATAAATTTGTGATAGTCTTTCTGTGGGCTTACACCGAAATTCACCACTTGTTAAAAATACTTCTCTAGAGGTGATTTCAGTAAATCCACTTTTAATTTTTTCGTTTAAATCATTAATCCAAAATTTACCATCAATTAAATCTCCTTCATATATTTCTTGGAAACTTACATCTTTTAGTCCGGTAAATTGTTGAATTACATGATTAACCTCATATGATTCTTCATCAATTTCTCCCATTTGATCTTTATAAAAAGGAGGAATTGCTTTAATCATATCAAATTCCAAACCAAAATTATATTTTAGTCCAATGTTTAATTTACCAATAACCATTCCTTCTTTATCTCGAATAAAATCATCCAAATGAGGATAAATCATTTGTTGATAATCAGGAAGCCAAACACGAAATTTCAATTGTTTCATTTTATTAATACTTCAGGATTTTCAAAAATATTTCCTACTACAGTTAAATCTTTTGCATGAACATGGTCGTTTAGAGTGAATCGGGCAACATGTTTACCATAAGTTCCGGTAAGTTTAAATCCTGCTGAAAATTTATCAAAGTAAACAGTATATTGACTTTTAGTGCCTCGCATTTCCAAAATGTCTCCTTCAAAAATCTTATTTCCTTGAGAATCAAATAACCCTGTAAATTGAGAGAAAATATATTCAGGATTATCAAAAGAAATATAAGGTTGATCCTTCATCATTTTGTTTAGGAGTTTATCCCAAACACGGAATTCAATTTGACGGTTCATAAGGGTCAATAAATGAAGGTTTGTGTCCTGTAAAACATTCAAAGGTATCGTAAAATTCTTTTTCGTTTCGCCAATAATCTATTTCAGCTTTTGACCTAATCTGTTTATTATGGGTAAGACAATCCATTAAATCAATGGCTTTATCTCGCTGACTAATATATTTCCGAAATGCTTGAGAAAACTCTGTTGCTTCTTGTTCAGTTAGTTTCATAAGGGGTAAATTTCCAAATATCGGTATAGTTATTTTTCCTAGTTCCTTCTACAAAAACTGGTAGCCATCCCGTTTGAACGGCAAACGTTTTACTTAATTGTTCTTGTTTCTGTTTAAGTTCTTTAACTAGTCTATTATATTCTCTTGGACTGTGAAACTCGCCAGAATTTCCTTCTCCTCCTAATTCTGAACATATATCACCATATCCGATAATATCCATCCAAAACTCGGTTGCTTCTTGTTCAGTTAGTTTCATATTATAAAGTATTTTTAGATTTCAATTGGGCCTGTAACAACTTACCATAGGCTTGAAGAATTTCGTTCAACTTGATACTATCACCATTATAATCTGCTGCAACAATAAAAAGCAAATTACTCTTAAATGCTCCTTCTGGTAAACTCTTAACAATAGCTAAGAATTGTTCCAAAGTAATCGGATTTTTATCATTGAACTTCGACAAATCCGGTAACTCATTACCGACTTGTAATTTCCATACTTCTGAATTAACAGGAATATTATAACTAGTTGAGTCCTTTTCAGGAGAAGCAAGTTGGTAGAATCCTCCGATTAATGCAACGAAAGAAAGCACCAGGAAAAAGCGTTCCCGATAAGATAAGTCTTTCATAATTTTATTAATTAAGTATTGGCTGCATTTTGGCGAATTTGTTCAAAGGTAAGTTCTTTCATTAGATAACCATCTTTAAAGACTACTTCTAATTCATCTTTAAGGTCAGGTCGTTCATGAGCTTGAACTGTTTGATATTGTCCATTTTCATAAATAAGTTTAAGGATACCTGCTTTAGAACGTTTAGAATGATCGCCTTCAGGGTCTTTAAAGATGTCCGTTGGAACACCATCTACAATAGCATGAGATAGTTTGCAAGCGAATTTAAAACGATCACGATTTGCTTTCTGTAAAAGCTCACCACCCATTCCAAAAAACATATTTTCAGAACTAAAACCATTAGAAGTAATGTAATTTAAAATAGCATCGTAAGAGTTTATATCTACTCCGTCACCCCAAAGTAATTGCACTTTAGGATTAAGAACTTTAAATCCACGAGGATTGATTTCGCCCGAAAAATCTTCCCACAACCATTGCAAAGTTTTAAGCGATACATCAAGTGGATCACCAGAATCTCCACGAATAACAGTTTTAGCATGTCCTGCTAAAATAACTTCTTTCAATTCTTTTCCAAGAATATTACGAACAGCATTTTCATGGCTATAAGAATCAGTTACAATAGAGACAATCTTATCCATTGGTGCGTCATTTAAGAAATGACGATATGCATCAATTTCATGTTCCCTACCGTAAATAGTACTAGTTGAGTGTTCCGAAGCGTACACACTATAACCTGTCGCAGTAGGACCGTAATTACGTTTTGCCCAAACAATACCTTCAACAGTATCAGAGCCTAGATAATTAACTAAATGTGCTGCTCCACCAATACCTGCCGATTCGTGGCTAGAAACTGAGCGACCACCGAAGTCACAAATAAAGAATGGATTCATGGGACATCCACAGAGATTTGCATATTTACGTTCAATATCTTTCAATGCACTACTAAAAGTACATACCGCAGTGCCGTACCAAACTGCCCTAAGCAGCATAGTTTCAATCCATGTGGCTAACCATGCAAACTCGCCCCATGCTTCTACCGTAACCAGTACATTTTTCAATCCTACTTTCTTACCTTCTTCTACGGCTTTAATGGTAATAGGTAAACGCCCATTATATTGACGAATAATTTCGCTAAATCCTTTTTCATTGAAGTATTCATGAGTTTGAAATACTTCCCCTAGAATTTCCTTTGCTTCGTCAATCATCCATTGTTCAATAACAACACCTTCTAAATAATCTTTAATAAATCCCTGAATGCCAAAAGGACGAACATAATTTACATTAGGTAGTTCTGTTCCTCTTGCCTCAATATAAGAGTGCATATAAGAAATTTTTTTTGGAACTTGTCGCCAATGAACTACTTTATATAAATCACATGCCAGAATTAAATTACCTTTTTTCATTATATTATTTTCTATATATGTTATTGATTGGTTACGCCTTCACCTTAACCTTTTTAAAGAATAAGTTAAGGAGAACATGATGTTCTTCCACAACATTACTTTCGTTTAAATCATTTAAATTAAACCATTTTGCAGCTTCTACATCATCTGCTCCTTCTGGTGTTCCTGATTTATATGTTGCCATGAATAATGCGGTTTTTATCTTATTTGTACAACTACGGTACCTCCAATCTTTAATTAAGGAACTACCTAGATAAACCGGTTCAGAAATTTCCACTCCTGTTTCTTCCATTACTTCACGTTTTGCATCATCTTCAAGAGAATTAGACGATGGATCACTGAAACCTCCAATGAAACGCCATTTATCTTCTCCCGGTTTCTTAACCAATAGAACTTTATCATTTGTTTCATTAACTACGGCAACATCTACGGTTTGATATGCTGTTGGATAATGTTGCCCCGTTGCTGCAATCATTCCTGCTCGAAAATCTTTAGAAGAAGGATAATTAGTAATAATTTCTTTTCTTACTTGTGAAGCAGAAATAAAGGATTCGGATTCAAGTTCACAAGTGGGAAATTTACCTTTATAATGTCCAATGAATGAATCACGGGAACCATAAAGAGTAGTACTTTGCCCAGGAGGAAGAAGACGAATAATTTCTCGATCTAGATTTTTACTCCAAACTTCATCACTACGATTATCATGGATAGGATGAATTTCTAGCTTATCACCAAATTGTTCTTCCAACATAGCCTTTCTATGTTTGAAATCTAAAGGTGCTCTAGGAGTATTACGAAGAGGAGAACAACCTAGAAAAACAAATACTCGACTATGTTTAGCCAAGACAGTGTTGATTAGGTCGATATGTGCAGCATGAAGCACATGACATTGAAATCTGCAAATCACGGCTCCCGACTCAGTTTTATTTAGTTCTTTTAGCATATGGTGGTCTTATTATACGTTATTTTTGATCGTTGTCAACATCCCAAAAAGCAATAAGCTCTTTATTATCGGGAAATTCTGCTTTAACTTGTGCTAGAATAGCTTTTCGTAGAGATTCCTTGATCTCGTTATTACGAATTTGTTCTTTTTGGTAGAAAGGCCAAATATCATTTGTTTTTGCGCCTCGTCCCAATGCAGCAACATAATAGTTATGTTCTTTTGCTAAATCTGCGTTTTCTTTTCGCAAATTTTCGATTTCGTCTGCTGCTTGACTCATGTTTTGCCGAATAATATTAGAGATATTATCTAATTCTCTGATAGCAGCCGGAACTTTATCATGATGTCTTAAACGATGTAAAATATCAGGATCATAAGGAATAGTATTGTAATCGTTCATATTATAACCAATGAGGTTTATTTTCTGTTCCTACTCCAATTAAAACAGCATCTTCCTCTTCTTCGGAAATTTCTTCAACAGGAGCAAATCTATCTGAACGAAAACCTAGTTCTTGCGGACAAGAAGACATTACTGTATGAGGATCAATGTCGTTAATCAATTCTTCCAATAAAACAAGGAAGGTGGGATTTTGATCTGCCGCTCCTACATTAGTTGTACCTAGAGTACAATCCCTACAAACGTATACTTGATTTTTAACAGGAAGATTCTTATACAAGTAAGAAATTTCTGGATGAAATTTATCATCCAAACAACAGAGCTTATCGCCTTTGGAGTACATTTTATTGATTATTCTATGGTTAAATTACACTTCATAATAACGCTCTTTCTTCCAATAGTCAAAGACTTTTTCTAGATTTCCTTCACATTTAGTAGAAAAAGTAGTAATAATTTTACAATCATCATCATTCTTATACAGAAAATAATAATTAGTAAATTCACTTAATTCATGATCAAATATATAAAACTTCTTGTAGCCATCCTCTTCCCAATCACAACGGTCTTTAACCAAATCTAATTCGGTTTTAAATGCATTAATATTAGAATTGCTACGAACCTTCATTTCCATAGAAATATAAAAAGATTTATCATTTCCGTTTCCTTGATACCTTCCAACACCATGTAAGTGTTTAAAGGTTTGCCATAATTGCGGCCAAGTTTTATAATGATCATACTTAACATTGGTCAAATGTCGGGTGAGCCAAAAATCAAGAACGTCTTGCTTAGAGTGTTTAGTCGAATTATAGATATTATCTTCTGTAAAAGTAAAAGTCCGGCGAACTCCGCCAGTAAGAACCCATTCTTGCCAATCATCAAATGCATCTTGTGATACAACAATTTTCACATAATCCGAAACATCAGCATATTTCTTAATAGTTTCTAAGGCTTCTTGTTCAGTTTTAAAGAGAGTGGCAGCGAAAGGATTGTAAATTTCGTTCCACGTTTTTGATTCAAAATTGAATTGAATATAATAGGGACGATCTTGGTTATAATCCAAGGAAATGATAAATTTATTCATAAATTAAATTACTTTTTGATAAAAACTTCTGGCAGTATAATTGCCCTTCCAAGGATAAATGTCAAGGTTTAATTGCTTGGCTCTTTCGATTAATTTCCGTCCAATTCCGGCTCTTCGAAAATCAGGTTTAACAAATGTTCCACAATTATAACCTTCGAAAATATCTCTTTTATGAAGAATCACAAATGCACCGGAAATAGTGCCATCATCATTAAAATGAACAAAAATATTTTTGATTCTATCAGGATGGTTATACCACGAAATCATTGTTCCGTATTCAGAATAAACTTTTTGAAGTATTAATTGGCGACAAATCTTTTTAATACGTTCAGGAGAGTGATATGATCGAATCATTTTTCAACAACAGGTTCAGTGGTGAAATAAGAGTTGTTTACCTTACCAAATGCATTACAATTTTGAATAATGTAACCAGGGAGATTCTTCGACCAATTATCATAATCAATTTTCTTATCCGACTCAAATTCACCATATTTTGTATGAACAAAAATTTTAGAAGTAATTGATTCCGTAGTATATTCAACAGGCCACTGTTTAATAATATAGTTATTTGTTACTGCTATCATACTTAGCACTATGATTAAAAATATACCACCTACCGATTCGTTACGATCTACCATATTATAATAATAGGCAGCAAAAATACAAACAATTAAAAGAATCAGGGGAATAATTAAGATGGGGTGCATGCGTCACCTTAACCCATCTTCCCTCCTTTGTCAAACCTAAAACTGAGAAAGTTGTTTTTCCAGCTTAGAAATTGATTCTCGGCTATACCAAATTTCTTCTTTATCCGAAGAAGAATAAACACCTTCTTTGGTTTCAATAATAGAATTAGGTTTCAGAATTAGAACTTTGGGTTGATAAATATTTTGAACTGCTTTATGGTTTTCACAAGAGGAAAACACACAAACATTCCAGATTAATAAAAGAGTTAAAATAGTTTTATTCATAATTTATTATTTTTCCAATCGGCTAGAAAGAGTTTCTTTCTTTTTTGAATTTCTAAAATTTGGTCCATAATATCATCTGCTTTTTGTTGTGCTTCCGAAGAAGTTTCTTTTCTTAAGGATTCTCTTCTTGCTGACAATTTATCTAATTGAGATTCAAAACTATCACAAAGATCAAAGAAAACGGTTTGATTCTTCAATTTAAGATATTGAATTCCTAATTGGATAAGAGCAAGAAGAGAATCGAAGATAGCCATAATAATTACTTACTAAAAAATATCAGACAAGTCGGCATCACTTATTTCATGATTAATGGAGTTAAGTTTATAACTAGTAATGGTATTTGATTCTTGGGGGGCAACTTGTGTTTTAACTTCGTTACCATCTCCATCAATTCCGAAATAAGGATTGATCCATGATCCTAAAGGGTTACGCTTAGTTTCAAAAATCTTTCTATATCCTATAGATTGAAGTCGATTGTTTGCAATCCATTCAATATATGCATCTAGAATTTCTGCATTCAATCCAATCATATCTCCCTTAGAAAAAATATACGACGACCATTCTTTTTCGGATTGAACTGCATGAGTAAATGCCGCATATACCTTTTTCTCAAATTCAGGACAATTAATCAAATGCGAAAAACCTTCATCCTCATTCTTCTTAAGAATAGTGAACATGTTTTGAAAATTAGCTACGTGTAAGTTTTCATCACGAGCAATTTCCTTAACTACATCTGCCGCCTTAAATCCAAACTTTGAACCGAAATAGAAACTAGTTACAAAACTACTATTCTATACCAGTTTTGTAA